GGAGAGACGCTCCACACCGCAGACGAGACGGTGTCCTGCGGCGATCCCCCTTCGGCGAGGAAGTCCGTCCAGTCGAACGAATAATCCAGCTTCTCGCCGGTATCATGCAGGACGTAGGGCACGTCAGCTCAGCCTGCGGTCGGCCATCACGATATGCACCCGGCCATGCATGACCTTGACGTGGACGAAGACGCCGTTGAGCTCGCCGATCATCACCTGTTCCTGAGGGGACCCGGGCTGGAACGGTTTCAGCGCGTTGGATATCCAGCACAGCGCCGGCTCCTGGTTCAGCAGCTTGGACGGCGCGCAGTTATCGTCCGACGAGATGACGGTGAGCCCGACCCGCGCGTTGCCCCCGGTCCATGCATCGTGACCGGGCCGGATGCTGAACTCGCCGCCCTCGGTGACGATCATCAGATCTCATCCCAGGCCCAGGTCAGCGTCTCCGCCGTCAGCAGCCCCTGCGCCGCCCCGACCTCGATCTCGGCTACAAGCACCAGGAAATCGCCGATGAATTCCAGGGGGGAACCGGGCGTGTAGGGGCCGGGGAAATGCGTGTCGAGATCGATCGGCGAGCCCGAGACGGCGTCGAACAGGTTCTCCATCGCAGCGGTGGGCGACCCCGAGTTGGGATATTGCGGCGGGTCCACCGTCTCGGTCGGAACCTCCGGGGCTGCGTACCCTGCGGAGGTCGCGTACCAGAGCTTGGCGGTCTCGGGCGAGCCGTGCTCGTATCCAGTCCCGTCCGAATAGGCCCGGATGTCGGTGATCTGCGTATAGTTATCGCCGTTGTCGCGCAGCCTCAGATATTTCTGGTAGCTGTATTCGGTGTTCGCGGTCGGCACCACGAGCGGGTTGACGAGATCGACGGTCGCGTTATCGGCATTCTTGAACCGCACCGTGCCCGAAGTCTTGTCCGTAGGCGCACCGGGCGCGGCCCCGTTCAGCTCTATGATGGTGATCGAAGCGGCCATTCCTGCCTCCTCAGTAGAAGCCGACCAGCATGGCGGCCGTGGTCGTTTCGGTCGGGCTGCCGACCGTGGATGTCGCCAGCACCTTCTTGGCGAGGATGTCGTGGAACCCCACCGGCACGTTCTGCAGCGTCACTTCCTCGTCGTTGGGCGTGACGATCACCAGCCGGCCCGTGAGGCCGACATAGATGCGCCGCGTGTTGTTGGTGAATTCCGTGGTCCCGGGCGTGATCACGAAGGCGTGCGAATACCTCAGATCGGCCCCGGTCGTGGCGGCATCGGCCATCAGCGTTTTCTCCTGCGGCGAGGTATCCCGCCCTTGAAGTGATCGACATCCGGTGGAGGCGCCTTGGTCTCGGGCGGGGCCATGCTCTTGTCGGCCTCTTCGGCGAAGCCGGCCTCGACGAGACGGGCAAAGAGGTCATGCTCCCACTCTGCGGAGGATTCGTAGTCGGTCCCGAGCACCAGCCGTCTGGTTCGGATGCCGTGTTCGTCGGCCGCCACCGGCACGGCGATGAGCATGCGGATTTTCATGGCGGGAAAGGGCGGAGCCGAAGCCCCGCCCTCACTCCTTCACTCAGGCCGTATCGCCGCCCTTGTGGCGTTCCCGCCCCTTGGCGACGAGGATGGCCACCTGCCCGCCATTGGCGAGCGCGGTGCCGACCAGGTGGCACTTGATGTACCGCCTGGTCATGCGGTAGCCGCAGGTCAGCTCCGGCGTCCGGCTGGCGGCCCCGTCGGTCGTGGTAGATGCCACCACCCCGGAGGTCACCGAAGACGGCCCGACCACGTCGGTCAGCGCGACCGCTTCGAAGGTCGTGCCGTCGGTCGAGTGTTCGAGCATCAGCTCGACCTTTGCCGTCCCCACCGGGGACCCGCCGAGCTCGTCGATGTCGCCGAGGATGCCGACGATCTCGGCCGCCTCGTAACCCTGCAGATCGATCGCCCCGGAGGTCACCTGTGTGGGCGAGCCGGTCGTGGTGAGCGTCTGCGGCTGGGCGGCGATTACCCAGTCGATGTTGTTGTGCAGTTCCTGCATCGAAGTTCTCCTTTCCTCAGGTCCCGATCAGCTCGAGCACTTGAGCTTGCGCATCGCCTCGGGGATCACGACCTGGCCCCCGACGCGCCGGCGGAACCAGAAGCGAATGAGCCCGCTGGCCGCCTGCGTGAACGGGTCACGCAGCATCGACATGGACACGCGGTCCACGACGATGTAGCCGCGGCGGAAGTCGCCGAACGCGACGGGAAACGCATCGGCCGCCTCGTTCGGCATGTCGGGCATCTCGACATAGGGCGCGTCGAGGATGGTGTTGGGCCGGAGGCTGGCGAGACCCGGAACCCAGATGTACTGCTCGTTGGCATCCTTGAGCTTGCGGATTGATCCCAACGTGACCCGGTTCATCAGCCAAGTCGCGTTCCGGGCATAGGCGGTCTTGAGGGCGTGGTAGAGCGTGATGAAGCCGTCGGCGTTGCCGTCGGTGTCGGCGATGGTCGAGGCCGATCCGGAGTCGGTGGACCCGATGCTCGAATTCGTCAGGATGCCTTCCGGCTTACCGACCGCGTTGCCGTCGATGAAGCTGGCGCCCTCGAGAACCGCGAACTGCTCGGTGGATTCCTCCCGAACGAACTGTTCGAGATTGAACACCGTGTCTTCGAGGTTCTGCTCCGAGATGTCGATCATCGCGTACATCTCGTGCGTCGGGATTTCCTCCATGCCGAAGGTCGGGTTCTGGGTCTCGCTCCGGGTTCCCAGCTCCGAGGTCCAGCCGGCGCCGCCGGTCTGGGTCCGCTTGGGGATCACGAGCGCGCGCCGCGAAGTCGTGCGGACACGGGCCACCGTGCGGAATGGGCTGAACTCGACCACGCCCTTGAGGATTTCCATGACGTATTCGTGGGGCGCCAGGAAGCCGCCGGTGGTGTCGTCGCCGACCGACAGGTCCTTGATCTCCTGCGTGACCTGATCGATGACCTCCTTTTCCTCGGCAGTCACGTGAAGCGACCCGCGCAGCTCCGACTTGATGACGCCGCGCACCCAGTTCTCGCGGCGCTGGTGCTTCTGCGCCTTCTGGTCCTCATCCGATCCGGCAGACGGGCGCCGCAGCGCGGTCTCCATCTTGTCGAGGCGCTCCTTGAGCTCGGCCTCTTCCTTGTCGGCGGCGTCCTTCTCGGCCTCGGCCTTTGCCTTTTCGGCCTCGATCTTCCTGACGAGGTCCTGGTTGGCCTTTTCCGACTTGTCGAATGCCTTCTCGATTTTCTCGAGCTTGTCGCGCGCGACCACGTCGGCCGCACCGGTCTTCTTGATCTCGTCCAAGATGGCGTCGTTGGCCTTCTTGTATTCTTCCCAGGCGGTCAGCTGATCGTCGATGACCTCCTTGAGTTCCGTGGGGATGCTTCCACCGTCCATGATGGGTTACTCCTCTGAGGGTTACGAAGACGGCTGAAGGAGTCGGGCGCGGTTCCTGCGCCACTGCTTCAGCCATTCCTGGTCGCCCCCGGAGTCCCTCCGGGCTGGCGGTGTCCAACCCGCTGTGATGAACAGCGCGTCGGCTTTGGAGAACCCGGCGTCGCGCAGGGCCTTCTCCAGATCGGCCTTGGACCTGATGTCCTCGGGCCGGAAATCCTTGACGGCGCTGACCCTTGCGGAATCGAGCGCCGGGAACGTGACGAGGCTGGCCTCGTAGAGGTCCACTTCGAGCAGGGTGCGGGTGCCGTTCTTCTCGTCGATCGTCGATTTGACCGTGCGGTAGCCGATGCTAAGACCCGACAGCCCGTTGCCCTTCAAGAGCGCATGCGCCTGTCTTGCTCGTGGGATGTCGTCAACGAACAGCTCGCCCTTGGCGAACAGCCCGTGGCTGTCCTCCTTCATCTCGCGCCACACACCGACCGGCTCCCTGACATCGTGCTGCCACAGCAGCGCCGGCATGCGCTTCTTCTCGCGGTGCTCCTTGAGGGTACGGCGGAAGCAGCCCTTCTTGACGATGTCGCAGACGAAATCGGTCTCGCCGAATACGGAGGCATAGCCTTCGAACGTGCCTTCCCCGTCTTCGTCGAGGGCCTTCAGCTCGAAGGTGAAATCCAGATGCTCGTTCAACGTACCGCCCTCCTGTCGGGCTACGTTCAAAAGAAAAGGCCGCCCGGATGGACGGCCTCTGTGTGCGGACCCGTAGCGGGTCGCTATGACATGTCAGTCAGGTGGTTACTCGCCAGCGATGAACCTGTGCAGTGCAGCGCCATCGAAGTCGCGCGGCGCGTTCAGCGCTCGGGCCGGAAACTCAGTCGGGATCGGCCATATGAGCGTGTAGTGTCTGTAATCCTCGACGCCCAAAGCGGCCAAGTTGACGCTGAAAGGCCACGAGACCGGATAGGTAATCGCCATCAGTCCACGACTCGCATCCAGTCCGGCAACTCATCCGGTATGGATGCAGGGTCCACATCCTTCAGCATGATCTGGTCCGCGATCGGCTGCGGCTCGGCTTCCCGATAGCGTAATCCCAGCGCGGCGAGGTACGGGCCGATTGGAGGAGGCGGCGCCCGATAGAGGTCGATCACGATGCAGGCCATCGGCGCCAGCCTATCATGCCCTCAGTCTTGCCACCTATGGCCACAATCGGCGCAGTGACGCTTGCCGTCGTTTTCGTCCACGCCGAACACCTTGCTGCGGCACTCCGGGCAGGGGACCATGAACGGCTTCACCGGGAGATCGCCAAGCCCCATATCGTCGAGATCGACAGTGAATTCTTTGCTCATGCCGTCAATCTACCACACCAGCCAAAGCGCAGCGACAGTTAACTATCTCCTCCGCCGGCCCCGCCGGATCGCCGGGTGCACGGAGCTTCGCGCTGCCCACGTCGAACGCCTCGCCCTGCTTGCGGCGCTGCTCGTCGGCGTCCGCATGGGACGGTCTCGTTCTGCCATCCTCGGCCGCGATCCATTCCCGCTCGATATCGTCGAGGCCGATGGATGACAGCGCCTCGTCTCCCGCTGCGATCGAAGCGGAGTGCGTTTCTGTGCGGGCGATCACCAGCCCCCTCGCCCGTGCAATCGCTCCACCGGTCGCTTCCCGGATGCGCTTGGCAATCGCGGCCAGAGGCTCGCCGGCGATCTCGCCTGCCCTCAGCGCATCGTTGATCCGGTTCCGGGTGGTGGTGGATATATCGACCACCTTGGCCGATGCCCACTGCTCGATCCAGCGCGTGATGCGGCGGGTGAATTCCGATTCCGCGTCCTTGGTCTCGCTTGCCCCGGGGAGCGATTTCCCGGCATCGAGAACCCGCTTGCCGAACGCCTCCATCACGACGCGGTAGTGTCCCACCAGCTCGCGGGTCAGCTCCTCCACATGGCCGTTCAAGGCGATATCGATGCCGGCCACCCCGGCGCCGTCCGCGACCGTCTGTGCCGCTGCCTTGGCCCGGGCATCGATCAGCCTTGCGATACGCGGCGCGAACCGGCGCTCGAATGCCGATGTCAAGCGAAGCTGGATGGCGAGCTCGCGTTCCCGGTTCTGCCCGTCGCGGCGGATGAAGAGCTTGTAGGTGAGCGGCCCGAGCTCCTTTTCGGCCTCTTCCTCAGGGTCCTCATCGATCTCGCCCGCTGCGGTGAGCGGAAGCATGGTGGCGGGCACCAGAAGCACGTCGCCGCCATCGATCGGCTTGAGCCCCATGGCCTCGCGCTTCTCGTCAATGGTCAGCCAGTCAGCTTCCCGGATCATGTCGAAATGCTGCTTCCGCCTTTCAGCAAGGGCCGGAACGTCGTCGAGGTCGCAGGCCAGCCTGATGTCATCCCCGAACATCGGCGACAGCCAGCCGTTGAACTCGTCCCTGAGCCCGTACAGCAGGGGGATCACGGTATCCTCCCAGAAGGCGAGCCGCGCTTCCGCGTAGTTGGCGAAGGTCTGCGAGCCGGGGATGCCGATAAGTTGGGGCGGCACCCCGAACGCCTGCGCGATGTCGGTCGAGGTGGTATTCTTGGCCTCGACGAAATCCATGTCCTTGGGCGACATGCCGAGCTGCTGCCATTTCAGCCCGCCTTCCAGCAGGAGCGGCCTCCGTGCCGATTCCTTGCCGGCGTATTTCTGCTCCAGTTCCTCGATGATGCGGGTGCGCTGATCGTCGCTGAGAACATCCGGCCCGTCCTTGGGCTCATAGGTCAGAACCCCCGGAGGCCGGGCATCGTTCTGCACCAGCACCTTGTTCCACGCCAGAGCATCGTTGTGGATATCGACCGACATGGCCGCAGCCTCAAGGGGAGACAGCCCGTACCAGTCGTTGGTCGGGTTGAAGGTCCGCAGATGCAGGACCGGCCCCTTGCCGGTGAGCTGGTCGACGTCCCACGACTGGGACTTGCCCCCGACCGAGTAGACGAACCGGGCCGGGATCATGGAATTCCCGGCGACAATACGCATGCGGTCGGGACGTAGCGGCCACAGCTCCGCCGGTACTCCCCGCTCCGGGCCCGCCGCCTCGATGTAGGAGTTTCCCGCAATGACGTAGTAAGCCGTGATGTTCTCGATGAACTCGCCCTGCGCCATCAGCACGTTGGGCCGGTCCATCAGGGTGACGAGAGGATGGGTTTCCAGATCGACGCCGCGCCTCTGAACACCCCACGGCACCGACGCTGCCGAGGTCACCACCAGCCGGATCGCCCGGTAGGCGACGATGTTCTTCTGGTAGCTTTCCTTCGCCAGCTTCTCGTAGTTGCGCGGCGTCCAGACCGGTTGTCCGGGACCGGCGGCGAACGCGACGATGGGGCCGGCGGCGGAATCCTTCTGTTGCCAGAGCGCGCGCCACGCGGCGGCGATGTTCATCCGGCCTCGCTCGCGATTCGGCAGTGCTCAGCGCGGACATCGCGTTCCAGACAGCGCATGCACTGACTCTCAGTAGCCCAAAGCTCGTCTGGCCTCTTGTCCCTGTAGCGCGCGCCGCAGTCTTCGCAGGACTGGTCGATCAACCATGCCATGTACGGGCTGGGCTGCTCTCGGGTCATGTGATCCTCGGTCCCCGCGACATATGGACCAGCTCGGAAAACGCCCGGCTCAGCGCGTCGGTCTGGTCGGCGTATTCGCTGGCAGGGAACATGCACACCTCGTCAAGAAACGGCTCGATCCAGTCGCCCCGGACCAGCTTGATATTTCCGGCTTCGGCCTGGGCGGAAACAGGTTCGGCACGGACGATCTTCGATCCTGTTTCAGGGGATGACCGGACCTTGTAGCCGGCCAACAGCCCCGTCAGGTGCCGGACCTGCGCCTTGCCGGCCTGGCCAGGGTCCTGGGGAAGGGATATCAGAACCTCCTGCCCGTCCTGCGAAGCGGTGGACAGGATTGCCCGCTCCACATCTCCCGGCGACCGTCTTATCCGTCGCACGTCGGCCACGATAAATGTCCCGTTGAGCCGTCCCAGCTTGACCCCGGCCGTCCATGCGGCCTTGGCGTCATTCGTGCCAGCGAGGTCCCAGCCCCGAACCCACCTGCATCCCGCCGGCGGCGCCCTGACCACCGTGAACCAGTCGCGCTTGAACAGCCCGCCTTCGCGTGGAGCCGGTCTTTGTTGGAACTGGCCGGCCACGGCGTAGGAGCCGAGCGGTATCTTGTCGCGCTCCACCACCGCGGAAGGGAAACGCTCCGGCCACAGAAGCTCGCCTTCCGCCGTTCGCCGGTCGGCCACACCGAGGCTGGTCTCGCAGCGCCGGTCCGCCTCGAATTCCATCGGAAGGATCAGCCGCTCGTATCCGAGCCCGAGCTTGTCGATAACGCCCGACACGTCCATTTGATGGAGGCGCTGCATCACCACAATGATCGCCGACTTTTGTGCGTCGTTGACACGCAGCGGAACGGATTCACGAAAGGTCCGTATCGTCCTCTCGCGGTCGGCATCCGATTCCGCCTTGTCCAATGAATGGGGGTCATCGATGATAACCCGGTCGCCGCGGCCACCGGTCAACGAGCCAAACGGTACCCCCTCACGGTTGCCAGTAGCCGTGTTGGCAAAACTCAACTCGCCGACGCGGTTGAGGCGGACGACATCACCCCAGCGGGCCTGATACCATTCAGACGCCACCAGATCCCGCATCCGCCGACAGTCGCGCTTTGTGTAATCTTCCCGATAGGTAGTCGCCATATAGCGGGTATGCGGCCGACCGCCCGGCCCCCACTCCCACGCCGGCCAGAACACCGACACCATCAGCGACTTCATGGTCCCCGGCGGGACGTTGATGCAGAGCCGGGTTATCCGCCCCGCGGTGATCGCCTCGAGATGCGCGGCAATGACATCGAGGTGCCAGCCGTCCACGAAAGGCTGGGCCGGCTCAAGCACATGCCAGGCTTCGCGGACGAACCCCATGAGCGATCGGCAGCGTTTCCGGCCGCCGTCAATGTCTTGTCGGGCTTTCCTCCTGGTCTCCGCCGCCTGCATCCGCGCCAATGTCGGCCAGGAGTTCAACGGCACGCTTGAGA